TTACTTGATAACTGCTGATTTAATCAGTGTTACATCTTCTTTGATTCCATCAATTTTTAATTGTAATTGACCAATCCCGGATTCAAGAATTGTTGTGCGATTTTCCAGTGCTGTTATCCGCGTGTCTGCGCGTTCCAGTTCGGCAAGCGATGAATCTTGACGTGCAACCCAATATACGACACCGAACGCGAAAGCCAATAGAAACCAACTGTTTCGCAATAACTCTAGTATGTTTGAAAAATTTTGTTTTTGTGGCATGTGGGTCATCCATTTGTTGCGCGCGCAATCATCATTTCAATTTGATGAACAAATGCACGATTGGCCTCGGCCCAACGAAGTTCCGCGTCTGTGGCATTTGGACCCAATGTTCGTTCGATTGTGATTTTGCGCATGTGTTGTAAAACGGCTTTGCCAGATGGTGTTTGAAAGGCCCGGGCATATTGTTTTTCGATTTCTTGCATTTTTCCCACCTTTATAACACGGTTTCAGATGTGGCAATCGCAATCGGTGCCAAGTATTTTAATTCTGCATCACTGTGCAAAGATATTGGTTCGATTGTTCCGCGACGCGATAAAATCTGTAATCCGCGTTCACATAATGGTCGTATGAATTCATGTAATAGCCGGCCGTATGTTGCACCCAAAACACGCATCATATCAGCGTTGCGCGCCAATACTTCGGTTGCGGTCATTTCACGGTCAGATAATAACCCCAGTCTGTCCGCCAACAATGTATGACGAATTCTGTCGCGCAGGTCAGAAAGTATCAATTGCGATACATCAAAATTCGCACCACTGGAAAGTGGTGTTAATCCAGAACTGCCCACGGCCTTTGGAATAATGGCACCCGGGGTTAAATTTATATTTTGCAGGTTTATAACACCATCGTCGTCGGCCTGCCAAATTCCACTGACCGCGATGGTTGCATTTTTCAAAACCAATTCTACGACTTTGTTTGCTGTTTTTATATCTGGCAAAGCGCGCAGAATAGGGCTGCGACCGTATAATTCACCACTGCATAAATTCCAACGGAAAATCAAATAAGGATTTGTATCAAATGTTCCTGTGGCAACGATATTATTTTCTATATCACCACCAACATCCAACCATGCGACAAAATCCAATCCAATCAAGGCCTGGATTAAACGCAATGGAATATCTGGATCTGATTCCATTTTTTTGCGAATTTCGGTTGTTGGAACCCATGTTGGATATCTTTGCATCACTTCGGATGCGGTCATAGATGTGATATGAAAAACCGCATTTGGCAATATCGCGATATCGGATACTGGTATTGCTGTAAAAGAAAACGCAGACGCACATCCAATTGGATTTTCTGCCATAAATAAACATGCCGTTCCATAAATACATAAATCTATATAACATTGATGCACAGTTGTATAAAAATTAGAATCGTTCAAATTTGCACGCAATGCGCGTGTCGCAATTTCTGGATTTGGTGAATCATCGCTTTCGCGAACCAGGTTAATCCACAATGATTCAGGTGGTGTCAATAATGTATAAATAGACGCCGCTAAGTTATCAACCGCATCAGATGCCGTGCTGTCAAACAATGTAGCGGTTTCTGTATTCGTTGTCGGAACAGTATAGCGACGCGCTTCGTCCCAACGTTGTAACCATGGTTCGCGTAAATTTAACGCTTTGTTATACATTTTTTGTAAATTTTGTATGTTCATAATGTCTCCTTTGTTTATATTTTGAAATTTGTATTTGCAGTATAGTTACGAACCACACTGCCAATGGGTCTGATTGGCACAGGCATAACATTTATTGCGCCAGCCACAGCATCCAATCCGTCGTCGTGCCCAATGCCACCAATTGGTGACCATCCAAGCATTTCTGACATAAACGGTGTTTGTTGAATACGCGCGTGTGCAAACAAGCGTCCTGCGCCCAATAAAGGTTCAAAAGTGTCTAAAATTCTAGATTCTTTTTTTGTATGGTTGGAAATTTTTTGAATAACAATTCCGCCACCGCGTTTAGATATTTTATCAGACAATATTTCTGGCAACGCGTTGCCCAATCCATTTGTTTCAACAGATATCCTGCGGAATTTATATTTATTCAAAAAATCCAAGACTAAATCGCATTGGTATGTCAGTGGTTGCGGATGCTCGTTCGGCACAACCATATACATAATATCGTGTAAAAATATATTGTGTGCATGGTCATCACGGAAAACAAGTGCGCATACACTGGAATCTGTATTTTTATGCCCCAGCGCCGGGTCCCAATAAATAGCCGCCCCAGTAACGATAAAATCACCAATTTTTGCAGTATGTGGATTAAATTCTGAGTCATATATTTGGATTTTTCCGGGGTCTAAACGCACTTTTTCAAATGGCGTAAAATGCAGCATCATTTGTGCCATAAAATGATGTTCGCCGACATTTTTGCGTATTTCTTGAATTTTATCCATTGGGAACATTTCAGGCCAAGCAGATGTTCCATCTGGTTTTATTATTGGTAATAAAAATTTTTTATATCCAAGTAAAAAAGGCGTTGAAAAATGAAATTTTTTATTTACTATAATTGACATGGACTTTACTCCCAAAACTTTACCTACGAATTTAGAGGCCGAACAAGCGGTATTGGCGGCTGTGTTGATGAATAATCGTGCATTGGAACGGATTTCTGACTTTTTGCGTCCGGAACATTTTTCGCACCCTGCACACCAAGAAATTTATAAGTTGGCATTACATCGTTTTGCATCTGGGGTGCCATTTGACATCATTACGGCCAAGGATTATTTGCAACAACAGGGAACACTGGAATCTGTGGGTGGCGTCGATTATTTGACAGAATTGTCATCTGCGGGTGCGACGGTCGTTAATGTGGAACAATATGGTCGTATTGTTTATGAAAACGCTATGCGTCGTGAATTAATCACGTTGGGGCAATCAATTGTGGATGATGCCTATATCGAAGATTTAGATAAACCTGTATCGCGCCAACTGGAAATTGCAGAGCAAAAATTATTTGAAATGGCATCTACGGGCGTTGCTGAACACGAACCGGCAACTATCGGCGTTGCATTAAAATCCGCACTGGAAGAGGCGCAAATCGCGTACAAGGCCGATGGTAAATTATCTGGCTTGACAACTGGACTTACCGAATTAGACAAATCAATCAGTGGATTACATCATTCTGACTTAATCATTATCGCTGGGCGTCCTGCGATGGGTAAAACAACACTGGCATTAAATGTTGCGTTTAATGCGGCAAATGCGATTTTAACTGGACGCGCGAATAAACAGTACAAGGGTGTGGTTGCATTTTTCTCGCTTGAAATGTCTATGTCGCAATTGGCAACGCGTATTTTGTCTTCCCAGACGAAAATCCCTGCAACATCAATGCGTGAGGGTTCACTGACCGATGAAGAATTTTTGAAAATGACCCAATATTCCAAGGCCATTTCCCAAACACCACTGATAATCGATGATACGGCGGGTATGTCTGTGCCTATGATTCGCACGCGTGCACGGCGTTTGGCGCGTAAATATGGCGGTATTGCGTTAATTGTTATTGATTATTTACAGTTGATGATGTCACCCGGTGGCAAACGCAACGAAAATCGTGTCCAAGAATTATCTGAAATCACCCGTGGATTAAAAATGTTGGCCAAAGAATTGGATGTTCCTGTGATTGCATTGTCACAATTATCGCGCAGTGTCGAAATGCGTGATGATAAACGTCCACAATTGGCGGATTTGCGTGAATCGGGGTCTATTGAACAGGATGCCGATATTGTTATGTTCACATACCGTGAAGAATATTATTTGGATAATCGTGATCCATCACAACGCATTTCTGTTAACGCATCGCAAAACAGTGTTGAAACATGGCAAAAGCGTCTTGAACGCGCACGTGGCAAGGCGGATGTTATCATTGGTAAAAACCGTCACGGCCGTCCAGAAACCGTGCATTTGGCGTTCTTGGGCGATTATTGCTTGTTCGATAATTTGGACGAAATGGCGGCGCGTGGTGCGGCACCTTTGCCGGGTGATTTTAATGATGGCGCATCCACCGGTGGCGAACAAATACCAAATATGCCGGCCCCTGATGATATGGGAATTGATGTGTCTGCAATTCCTGATGATATGCCGTTATAATTTTTTAGTGCAAATTTTACTTGCCAATTGTCAAAAAATTGACTAAACTTTTGTCAAGTATTTAAGGAGTCCTGGATATGGCACAAGAAGAAATCATTTTTCCAAATAACATCAGAACCATTCGTTTAAGCAATGGTATGAAGATGACTGAACTTGCTCGTAAAACGGGTTTAAGTTTGTCTGCGGTTTCCAAAATTGAAAAGGGTGTTCGCCGTTTGAACCAGAAACAATTGCTGAATATCTGCAATATTTTGGGTTGCAAATTGTCCGACATTTTCATCAAAGAATCTGATGCTGTGGCTGATAAATGGCAAACAGAAATCAAACGCCGCCTGAAAGATAACGAACACGGCGGGTTAAAGGTTTTTGGTTCTGGATTGCGTAAAATCCGCCAATTACAGGGAAAAACAATTGCCCAGGCCGCAAAGGATGCGGGTATGACATTATCCGTATATCACAAGATTGAAATCGGTCAGCGCGAAATTTATAAGAACGAGGTTGAACCATTGGCGAAATCTTTTGCCATGTCTGCCGAGGGTATGTTTGATGAAATCGCAAACCTGTATAAATCTGGCGAATTGACAAAGCAAATTAACAAGGTCAAAGAACGCGTTAAATCTGTTTTGGTTCCTGATAATCCTGTGTCTGGGATTGATATGCATGACGGTTTATATGGTGCAAAATTGTATGACAGCGCACGCAGAAAATTGGTTCCTGTATTCGGAACACCGGCGGGTCGTACAATTTCGTTCAAGAAAAATGACAAGGTTATGATTGTTGCGCCTGCGTCATTAGAGGGTCGCAAATCAATTTACGCGGTTATTCCAAATTCAAAGCGCAGTGGCGGATTTATTCCTGAAAAATCGTATGTGTTTGTCGATGCTGCACAGCCGGCCAAGGCTGGGGATTTGGCATTGTGCATGGATGCCGATTTTGCAAAGTTAGATTCCGAAGAAGTCGTTAATGTAAATGTTGCACCTGTGCATGCTGATGCCAAGGGTAAATTGTACGGCACTGTGGTTGACCCCCAGGAAAAGATTTATGCAAAAACAATGCACAGGGTTGTCTTAATTTTGACAGAATAAATCATTTAATGGAGAGAGAAAATGAAACCAAAAGCAAATTTGACCGCACAAAAATTAGTAAATTTATATCGTCAAGAACATGTAATTGTGGGCGGTTGGGCTGTTTTGAATCCAATCTTTATCCAAGAAGCCACCGATGATGTATTAAACGAAATGGCGGATTTGCCAACTGGTAAACTGCTTGTTCAACATATCAAGAATTTACGCAGTGGCAAAACCCCGATGAACACAATCGACAGAAATCTTTTGCCGTATGGCGGATTGATGTCTGAATCTGTAATTACAACGCCATTATCGGATGCCGAGTGGGGCGAATTAAAATATGGCCTGGACCGGTTCACACCAACGCAACAAGGACTTGTTGATTTACAAAATCTAGCGGTTGTAAAAAAATTTGGTGACGAATGGGTGGTTGGCATTAAAAACATTTTGTCTGAACATCCTGAAATGCTAGAAAAATGGAAGTTGGTAACACAGACCGCGCGCGCATATCATTTATGGGATATGGCAACACAAATTGTTAATCAACCTTTGACAGAACGCGTTCGTGCACAAATTCAGGCCGATATGCCAGAATACGAAACATTTTTACCAATGTTTGCAGAACCAGGTCAGCAATTATTGGCGCGTTTGCGTGCTTTCATGACCGATTCTAAACGCCCTGAATCTGACAAGGGTTAATCATCGTCGTTTTTATCTGTTCTGTAAATTGTATCCATTGTATGTGGCGTTCCGATATAAATCATCGTGCCATTTGGCGACAGAATAAAATCCAACTCTCGCAATCTTTCGCGCAGGTTTTCGCGTTTTTGTTGCGTGTTTGCAGTATTTGGAACCTCTATGTCATCGCATATAATTAAATCGGCGCGCATGCCTGTAATATTTCCATGAATACCTTGGCAAATCACAGATGGTTCACGAATACCAATTCGGCGATTAATGGTCAACCTGTCCGATGCCCACTCTTTTTTAGATTTTGGAATTAAATCCGAACACCATGGGTGGTTTTCCAATATGTTTTTTATATGCGAAACCATACGCGCCGCCAATGTAGTATGCGCAGATAAAACCAAAATGCGTGTTTCTGGATTCGTGTACAGGACAAATGCAGCAAAAATTCCAACAATGGTTGATTTCCCAGAATGTCGAAATGCCATCAATAATCCCCTGTGTTCTGGGGATTGCCAAACATCATATAAAAATTGCAGCATATTTTTATGATGCGCTGGGGTTGTATATCCCAGTATATGATTCCACGAATCAGCAAATTGATATACCTGTGTAATCAT